TTAGACTATTTTTATATTTATAGTACTTACGGTGTTTAGGTTCTGCATCTACAGTTACAGCTTCTGTATTACGATACCAAGACTTTAAAGCGTGTGCTAAATGAAAGCCACTCATATAGTCGTGATTACTCATAGAGTGTACACAATCAACTGGAGCTATTTGCATAAGCATCTCTACTACCTCAACGTAAAGCTCTAAAGCCTCTGTAAAGTGTTTATACCATTTACCGTCAGTATCTTGTGGAGTGCCTCTTGTAGTAGTCTTATGTACGTTATCAGTATGTAGTATATCATTACCTATGCAGAACAATATACGCTCTATAGGAAAGCCTTCAGCGTTTCTTAGAATACCTTTTACACCTTCTCTAACTCTTTCTTTAGCTATTTCTATGTTATAGTCGCTACCAGTTTCTGTAGCATCGGCATACTTACCGATATGTACGTCTGCTGGGTTTATTATAAGTAGGTGTCCATCCTTTCTAATAGGATAATCAATGGTGGGATATTTAGGAGCATAGTTGGATATAAGGTCCTCAATAGATTGTAGAAATTCATCTTTGGTAAATTCATTAGGTTTAGCAAATATGGAGAACTTTTGGCTCTTGTACCAATAATGGCTAACAGAACTAGGATTAATACCAACAGCTTCACACTCATCATTTAGTAAAGATTGCCTTTCCTTGTCGTTTCTGTATTTGTCTACTAATTGCCATTCATCTTGTTTAAGTCTATACCTTTTTTCCTTTGTCATTTTTTGTTGATTTTCTCTAAACCTCTTGAGCCAAAATAAGCACCTATGCAAGTTATAAGAACTATTTGCAATAGGTCTACCCATTGCTCTTCTACAGTAAATGTGATAACTCCAGCGTCTATAAATATAAGCAATGTAGTCGAAACTACAAGCCAAGCTAATACTAACGGTCTAATGTTTCTAGGTAGCCAACTGCTTTGCAAGTTATCAGACTCCCATCGTTTAGTAACTTCTTGCTCTATTAGAGCCTCTTGCTCTTGTATTATTTTTTGAAGTTCGTTTTTTAGTTTTAGCTTTTCCTCTTGACTGGTTATTACCTCGTCTATTATAGTATCTGCTTTCCCTAATAAGTTTCCTAATATGTTTCCTAATATAGCCATATAGCATCTTTTTTATCTTTGTCAGTATCGCAATGTATAAAAGTATCGGCTATGCCAATACGAGTGAATCCAGCTTGTATAAGAGAATTTACTATCTTTTGTCTAGTGCTACTATCTTTGCAAGAAATATCTGCTGCTAAACCTTTTAAATGGCTTGACGTAGAAACACCTCCAACCCTCTTATTTGTTTCTTTAGACCTATAGCCACTTGTTATCTTAAATGGTACGTTAGCAATGGCTCTAGCCTTGTCTAGCTTAGTAAGAAATTCTTTCTTCATATTCTTGCCAGTTCCTGGAGCATCATCAAACTCACTTAGCTTAAAGTATTTCAATGCCATCTGTTCTTCTACTTTCTTTACGCTTTTCTTCCAAATATCAAAATTCATTTATTCTTTTTACGTTTTCTATTGTAGATGTATTTATCTGTAGTGTATATAATTGACATAAGTAAAAGAACTATCTTGAGTAGTACTTCTATGTCTGCTAATGTTACAAAAGTAAATGTAGTAGTATTTAATACTAAAACGTCTCCTACTTCTTTCATTAAATTTTTCATTATTGTCTAGGGTCTGTGCTTATCAAAAGCGTTAAAGTTGCGTAAAAATTATCTGAGCTTGATGCACTACCAGTCTTTCTAAATGCTGGTATCAAGCATACATTGTTATCATAACTACCAGTCTGTACTATGTCTCTATTAAATACATAGTTAGAGTCGTTTTGAGATGTTATAGAAAAATAGTCTATTAATTCAATATCTGTAGCTGTACTACCGTTCTCAGTTATAGGCTTTGCCCATAAAGAAAATTCGCAGTTGTGTCCAGTAGTAGCATCTGTATTAACATCCCACGTTACTCTTTCTAACTTAAATCCTTCGTGTGGACTTCTAAATATACTGTTATTTATATATGAGTTAGCTAAAGTATCTCCATCGCCCCAAGTGCTACCACCATTAACTTTTAGTATAGAAGGCTCAGATGGGTCAATCAAAGTAGTGTTGCCGTGAGTTTGTCCACTTTCAAATAGTTTATGAGTTACTATAGTATAGTCTCTAAATAAAGACCTATACTTGTAGTCTTTGTCTAGTATAACTATACTACCAGCTGGTATTAACTGCTTAACGGTAGTAGATGCAAAGTTAAGTTTTGCTCCAGTATATGTTACATCTGAATTAAGTGTAATTTGTATAGGAAAGCCAGTATCAGCACATACTATTATAACAACATCTCCAGAAACTAATAATCTATCTGAGCCAGTAGAAGGTATAATAGTTATTGAACTTAATGTGAGGCTGCTAGTATCGTTTTGTACTACTGCTACACATTCCCCTCTTAAATAATTTGATAATGTTGCCATAATTAGAAAAATATATCTCCTCCACTAGTTGTGTCTTGTCCTTCAAAAGTATCAAATGATGTTATGTTGACTTCTACATTTTGTGTGTTAGTACTTAATTCTATTCCATACCACTCTCCAGACCAAGTATCTTCATTAGCATTATATGAGCATTGGTAAGGTATATATGGAGAGCCATCTATTTCTATACCATTAAAATAATTCAATAATTGACCACTTACAGTCTTTATACTACCGTTAAATACTTTAGCTCCTTCAGCTTGACCTTTTAATACTTGCTCTACTAAAAGCTGTGTAAACTCGACACCAGTACCAGAGCCATATGCTTTCCAAGTAGCGTTAGTACCGTTTTCCCAAGAAGTAGTAGTATAGTTGTAGGTCTCTAATCTACCTACTGCTCCACTCGTAGGTCCAGTTCCAATAAATAATTCTGGTATCTCAAACTTTACACCATTTTCAATAGTAGTTCCTCCAGGAGCGTTAAATGCTCTAAAGAACTTAGCAGATAGTACTTCATTATCTAATAGGTACTTTATACCTTGCTCTGAACTTGTTTCTGGAGCAGAAAATACTAAGATATTATCTTCTTGTGTAGTCGTTGTGGCTTCAGTTATTTCTATCTCTCCTAATACAGCTACTGCACTAGCATATAGTTGATAGTAGCATTCAGCGTATATCTCAAAGAATAAATCTCCATTAACTGGTAGCTCATTAGTTTGTATATTTATATTAATTGCTGGCTCTAAAGAGCCTTCAGTATTATTAAGATAAGTTGGTGGTAAAGTATCAGTTAATGTAAATTGGTCAGTAGTAGTCCAATCCATAGCTAATGCAGTAGATAAAGGAAAATAATATGTGTCAGAATCTCCTACTAATTTGAATCTAGCAAATATATCTGTTCTTACCTTTTGCTGTGAGCCACTTACATCAGAAAAAGAAATACCTTGACTGTATCTAGTTGTGAAGTCTCTATTTAATAAAATACTACTACCAGTCAATGCATTTACATTACCTAAAGAGATTATTAATTTATCAGTAGGAGCGTTGTTAATAGAATAAGCTGCACCAGTATAGTTAGAATTGTTCCATTGGTAGCCATTCCATATAGGTATCTCGTTAAGTGTAGTCTGATATTGTGTCGAAGTATCGCCATCTATGTTATAGTAAAAGAATGGCATATCAAATGGCTGTAAGTGATTATAATTAGTTTCTACACTTCTTAAAATAGGTAAATAGTCAAACTTACCTCCATATCTTTTTTTAGTTGTACCCTCAGTGATAATTGCAGAAGTGCTACCACTACTATATGGATTGTTACTGCCTTTTTTATAATATCTATAAAATTGTGTGCTAGGAGACTTCCAGTCTGCATAATGATTTACTTGTACTAAATTCCATCTACCATTAGACATAAAACATCTCATTCCCCAAGACTTGCATATGCTATCTAATAACTCAAAAGCAGTTTTATAGTTTCTACTACCATCATCAGCAATATCTACAAATGCCATAAAGTTAAATCTACTAGCGTTTAAAGGGTCTCTTTGTACTTGTCTAGTCATTGTATCAGTAGTCCAATCTACATAAGTAGCTATAAATAAATCGTCAGTAGCAAAGTAGTTAGAAGCTGTAGTGATTTGATTAATAAAGGCTTGTCTGAAGTAGTTTATAATTTGATAACGACTTGGAGCATTATAAGGAATATTTCTATTAAATGGAATATCTTTTAAAGGTGCTAGTCCACATACAGCAGTTAGAGTTATTCTAGTAGGAAAAGAAGCATCAGCCTCTGGAGATATATCATTTAACAATATACCTACCCAGTGTCTACTGTACGATACATCATCATCACTTGTATATATACCTATGTCCCAATCTCCATAAGCACTAGTTCTAATTTCATCTACAATTCCTTGCTCTCCTCCTAATGTTACATTTATATCAAATTTAACTTCAGAAGGTATAAGTCCAGTAAATCTATCGTTATCGTTAGTCTGATATGTCAAAGTAAATCCATCTGGTCCTAAGTCTGGAGTGTATAATGTAGGTGCAGAAGCATTATTATCATATACTTCTATACGGTAAAAAGTGCCATTATCACTTTGAAAACTACTCTCTAATCTTTTTAATCTAGCCATTAATATCCTCTTGTTCTGTTTCTATTGTTTCTTGCTCTATCTGAGCTTAGTAATATATCAGCTCCACTTATTGTACCAAATACTTCTGTAGAGCCTCCAGTATTTATCATTGATTTTAGTCCTACTCCTCCACCTACAGAATTAGCATTAACATTACCTACTCCTCCTAATACTTGACCAATACCAGCTAATCCACCTATATCTTTTAGTCCCATTAAAGCACCTAAACCAGTACCACCTAGTAAAGCATTTAATACTAACATAGCAGCTATCTGAGCTAACATTGCTTTTAATGCTTGTTTAGCTCCCTCTAAGAATGATTTGAAGAAGCCTTCTTGACTTTGTAATGCTTGAGCAAATACTCCTTGTATTACATTACCAAAACTCATAAAGCTCTGATTAATGTTATTAGCTACAATATCCATTCCAGATAAACTTTGTTCAAATTTTTCTGTTACTGGCTCTAAATTTTCAAAATCAAATTTTATTTGTTTTAATGCTACTGATGTAGCTTTTAGTGAATCTACAAAAACAAATTGTCTAGCAGCAGCTTTGTCTTTTGCCATTTGCTTATTGCCTTCACTAGTAGCTGTATTTTGTGGACTAGGAACAAAAGACTGTTGGAATGGCTCAAAATCTCCTACTACTTCGTTATATTCATCGTGTTCCTTTTTTAAATCTCGAATTCTTTTAATGAAATAACCTATTGCAGCAGCAGCAACTGTTATGGCTCTACCAAGTGGAGTAAAGTTTTTGACTACTGCTATTACTATTGGAATAATAGTACTTAAAGCACTAGCAATAGAGCCAAAGAAAATTAGTATTGGTCCAATAGCTGCAGCTAAAGCAGTTAAAGTTACTGCGAGTTCTTTATTTTCATCACTTAATTTTCTAAAGCCATTAGTAATGCTTTTTGCTATTGCTAAAAGTTTTTTAGTAACTGGCAATATAATTACACCTACTTCTTTACCTAGTTCTTTTAAAGATTCTGTAACACTTCTTGTAGTATTTGCTACACCGTCTGAAGTTCTTGCAAAGTCTCCTTGTGCATTACCAGTAGAGTTTAATATAAATCTATATCTTAAAGCTACCTTTTGAGCTTGTGTCATAGATTTGACATTAGCATCTAAGCCTTTAGATAAAGCAAAAGACTTAAGGCTAGCTTCAGTCATTACTATACCTAATCTTTTTAAAGTTTCTGTTTCTCCAGTAAATATACCAGCTAAAGCAGTTTGTGCTTGGTCAATACCAATATTTTTAAAAGATGCTAAGTCTCCAGCTAACCCTACTAAAGATACAGACATCTTTGCAGCCTCTTCTTGAGATAACCCCATAGAAGTAGCCATATCTCCAAATAGACTAGCCATCTCTAAAGCACTACCTTCAGCTATACCAAAACTTTCTAAAGTAGTTTTAGCAAAATCTTGTATGACTATTGAGCTATGCCCAAAAGCTACATTTACTTTATTTAATGATTCCTCAAAGTCTGAAGCTAATTTAGCAGAAGCTACGCCTAATGCTAAAACTGGCAAAGTAATACCAGTAGATAGATTCCTACCAGTTTGCTTCATTTGATTTCCAAATCGTTTTAAAGAGCGTAATGATTTCTTTAAACTACTTTGAAACTGCTTATCGTTTAACGATAGTTTAATACTTAAGTTCTTCTCAGCCATTTTTCTTTTTTAGCAATTCGTATTTTTTCTTAACATACTCTGCTCTCTTTCTTTGTTGTTCGATGTCTATTTCTTTATTAGTCTTTTCCCATTCAAACTTAATAAGTTTATCTGGAGTTAAGGACTGACCTTTCTTAGTATGTGGCTGTAAGTTACAACAAGCCAACCACCGTACTCTTTCCCACTCAAACCTCTGCTCTAATTCAAACCTATCATTCCTACCCTTTTGAATACAGAAGAACTCGTGAAATGTTAGCTCCCAAAACTGACTAGGTAAAAGTCCAAGACCGTAAGCTACAGCCTCTAGACTATCCCAGTTTATTTCTTTGTCTTCGCCACTTTCTTCGTGGCTTTCACGTTTCCCTCATCTTCAAACTTAGCAGAAAACTGTGTAGAGAATACCTCTAATACTTTATTTAAAGCATCAAAGTCATCATCTAAAAGGTCTGCAACACCATCAACATTTAAAGAACATTCTTTTCCACTAACTCTAGCACCGTCTTGTAGACCAGCTAGAATTAATTGACAAGCATCATCTAAACTCATTCCCTCTCCTAGCTTGTCTAAATCTTGTAAACTTCTACCAGTTGCCTTAGTGAAGTTTCTTAGACTATTCATCCCAAATCTAACTGGGTAGTCTTTACCGTTTATTATTACTATTTCGTACATTTTGTTGGTTATTAGTTTTATTAGTTGGAGCAGAGCCGAAGCCCATACCCCAACCAACAAAAGGATTATACAGTTGTTACAGTTAATGCTCCAGTTCCCTCGATTGAACAAGAGTAAGTAGGTGCATCTTCAGTACCAGCAGAAATTTCTAGACTTGTAACAAATCCAGAGCCACTATAGAAATAGTCTCCAGCAGCAGTAGAAGATAGAGTGAATGTAAATGTTACAGCAGTTCTTGCTAACATTTGTGTAGTCAACTCATCTACTTCAGTATCAGCAGCAGTCGCTGGATTAAAGTCCATAAGACCATCAGCACTAAGGCTAAAGCTCTTCTGACCTCCAATGATGTCTCTGAAACCAGCAGAATCTTTGTTAGAGATGTCTATAGGGTCTACGTTAATACTTAAACTTACATTTTGCGAGTGCATTAGCTTCGCATCAGCTCCTCCATCAGAAGGGCTTACTTTTAGGATTAAATCCGTACCATTAAAAATCATTTGAGTTTTATTTAAAATTTATAACTAGTTATCTAAATCTTTTGAAGTTTCGACTTCCTTAGATTTCTTCTTTGTCGGCTTTGCAATAGCGTCTTCATTAGCGAAATGATTACGCTCTTTTCTACCAACCTCATAAGTCTCGCCTTTGATGTATTCTACACCTCGAAACTCAATATCTTTTTTTAATTTAATTTTATACATATCTATCTATTTATGTTAAATCTGTAATCTTGTCTTATACCGTAAAAGCCTAAACTACCAGCACTATCATCGTATAGCTCGTCTTGAGACTCATAGAATATCTTGTCTACTACTACACCACTATAAGTGCCACTAACGTAGTCTAGAGCCGTTCTAACGTGTCCAGCTAAAGCTAC